TTTGTAAATATAAATGTTATAAAAAGAAGGAAAACTTCCTAAAATGTAGAAAATAAGTATTTTAGGAGGATGATGCTAAGTGAATAAGAAAGAAAATAAACAAATTGAAAATGAAAAAGAAGATACTAAAAAAGAATGTTTTGTAATAATGCCCATAAGTGATAAAGATGAATATGCTAAGGGTCATTTTAAAAGAGTATATGAAGATATATTTAAGCCTGCTATTGAAAAAGCTGGTTTTAAACCATATAGGGCAGATGATAGTAATTCTAGTAACCTTATACAAATTGATATAGTTAAAAGAATAATAAAAGCTCCAATGGCTATTTGTGATTTAAGTACTAGAAATCCAAATGTATTGTTTGAACTGGGAATAAGACAGGCATTTGATAAGCCTGTGCTATTGGTACAAGAAACTGGAACTGAGAGAATATTTGATATAAGTTCCATTAATACATATGATTATAAGAAGGAAAGAATTTATAATGAAGTATTAGAAGACCAAGAAAAAATATCCTATATGCTTAAAGATACTTTTGAAAAACACAATAAAGGTGAATGTGTTAATTCATTATTAAGATTAATTAATATAGAACCAGCAGAAAATAAAGGTATAAATGTTGGATCAGATGAAATGATGAAAGTAATATTTAATGAAGTGATGGGAATAAAAATGCAATTAAATGAACAATTAAGTTATAACAAAAATTTATATAGTGCATTAGATAGAGAGCATAGTGATGAACTATATATAAATGAGCTAATTAAAATAATTAATTTATGCAATGAAGAATATATATGCTTAATACAAATAAAAAATGAAATTCCAAAACAAGAATATATTAAAAGATTAGAGAAGCTAGATGAAAAATTATTTAATACAAGACAAAAACTTAGATTTAAAAATATACCTATCATGGGGGAATTGATAGAAGTTCATTCTAAAATTAATCATGAGTTATCTAGTTTTATTGGAAGTGAGGCTTAAGTTATTAAAGCAAGGATTGTCTAGTAGCTAATGATAAATAGTAGACGTAGACAATCGTACAATAAAACAGTTACAAGTAAATATTAGGTTGAATAGAATATGATAATAAATAAGTATATTCAGCAAAAGTAGCAAATTATATTCTCAGTTAATTAGATAAAAGAACTCTTAACAGAGTTCTTTTTATATACAAAACAAACAAAGCAACGAGGTGGTGGTATGAAAAGTATAAGAGGACCAGATACTAAAGAGCAGGCTAAGAAAGATTATCTTAAAGGTATGAAATATAAAGACTTAGCTGAAAAGTATTCAGTTAGTTTAAATACAATTAAGTCCTGGGTAAAAAGATATGGTTGGTCAGATGAGAAAAAACAAATGGGTGCACACAAAAATAAAAAGGGTGCACCCTTAAATAATAAGAATGCAGTAGGTCATGGAGCTCCAGTAAAGAATAAGAATGCGGAGAAACATGGCTTTTTTAGTAAGTATTTACCGGAAGAAACTTTAGGAATAATGAAAGAAATAGAAACCAAGAAACCTTTAGATATATTATGGGATCAGATAATGTTACAGTATGCAGCAATAATAAGAGCACAAAGAATTATGCATGTTGAATCCAAAGATGAAATGATAAAAGAATTGAAAAAGACAAAAGATTCATGGGGCGATAAAAGCTCATCAGAAGAAAGGGAATATGAATTCCAATTTGCTTGGGATAGACAGGCTACTTTTTTAAATGCACAGAGTAGAGCTATATCAGAGTTAAGAAGTTTAGTTAAAAACTATTTAGAATTAGAGGGATTAGATAAAGAAAAATCTAAGGCTGGAATTAAGGATTGGAAAGCCGCTATTCAAGAGATTGCTAAACGTAGAGAGAAAAAAGAACAACAATCTGAGGTGAATTTAAATGGATGATTCTAATATATTTGTTGAGTTATTAGATATTTATTGGGATAATCCAGTAGCTTTTGCTGAGGATATGTTAGATTTTCGCCCTGATGAATGGCAATCCAAAGTAATGATGGATATAGCTAATAGTTCTAAAGTATCAGTAAGAAGTGGTCAGGGAGTAGGAAAGACAGGTCTTGAAGCTGCTATTATTATTTGGTTTTTATGTTGTAGACCATTCCCTAAAGTAGTGGCAACAGCCCCAACAATGCAGCAATTATATGATGTGCTTTGGGCAGAGGTTGCTAAATGGCTTAACAAAAGCAAAGTTAAAGATTTTCTTAAATGGACCAAGACTAAAATATATATGATTGGTGAAGAGGAAAGATGGTTTGCTACTGCTAAAACTGCAACTAAGCCTGAAAACATGCAAGGATTCCATGAAGATTATATGCTTTTTATAGTTGATGAAGCTTCTGGTGTTGCTGATCCTATTATGGAAGCTATACTTGGTACTTTATCAGGAGCAGAAAATAAGCTTTTAATGTGTGGAAACCCTAATAAAACAAGTGGAGTTTTTTATGATAGTCATAATAGAGATAGAACTCATTATAGAATTCATAAAGTAAGTAGTTTGGATAGTCCTAGGACTTCAAAAGAAAACATTGAAATGCTTAAGGAGAAATACCATGAGAATAGTGATGTTTATAGGGTAAGAGTTTTAGGTGAATTTCCTAAAGGCGAACTTGATACATTTATATCTTTAGAATACGCAGAACTTGCTACTAAATTTATATTAGATCCAGTAGGTGATATTCTTCATTTGGGTGTGGATGTATCTAGATTTGGTGATGATGAAACTGTTATAGCTCCAAGAATAGGTGATAAAGTATTTAAACTTAAATGTTATAGTAAACAAGATACAATGACTACAGTAGGCTACGTAATTACTATATTTAAAGAATATATAGAAAAGTTTCCTTCATTAAAAAAGTGTAAAGCTAAGATAGATGATACTGGAGTAGGTGGAGGTGTAACAGATAGATTAAAAGAAGTAGTAAAGGAACAAAACCTACCTATAGAAGTTATTCCAGTAAATAATGGTAGTGCTTCATATGATGAACATTTTGAAAACTTAGGAGCATGTACTTGGGGAGAAGTTAAAGACATACTTGAAGAAAACTTCTCAGCTTATATGCGAAATGAGACACGTAAAATACAACTTCCAGAAGATGAAAAATTAATAAGCCAGCTATCTACTAGAAAATATAGAATTACAAGTAGAGGAAAAATAGCTTTAGAAAGTAAGAAAGATATGAAAGAAAGGGGCTTAACTTCTCCGGATAGAGCGGATGCAGTTGTATTAACATTCTATGATAGAACTGTTACTTATAACAAAGAAGTATACAACAAAGGTATAGGACTTAAGAATAATAATCTTAAACAGTATAAAAAGAAAGGAGGAAGGGTGTTTTAATGGGAGATATAAAGCAGACCTTATTAAAATTTACCAATGAACAAAAGAAGGAATTAGAAAAGATCAAGGCTAATTATTATTTTTATCATGGTGCAGTAACTGATAAAAATAAAGCTTTATTAGATGAAATTCTATTAGGTCAAAGTTGGATAAATGCTGATGAGTTGGATTACATTCCTTCACAAGTTATAGATAATAAAATAAAGCCATTAATCCATAAGCAGGCGCGTTTCTTCTTAGGAAAAGAGCCTGTTTTATTGTTTAAGCCAAGGGATAGCAAAGACAAAAGTACATGTGAAGAATTAAGAGTATTTATAGATGATATTCTTAATGGTAGTCAATTTTGGAGCGAAACAATGAAAGCTTTTAGATTAGCAACTGTAACTAAAAGAGTGCTTTTAAGAATGGAAGCTAATCCAGAAGAAAAAATACAATTATATTATCATGATGCAACCGACTTTAATTATGAGTTAGATTTAAAAGATTCAAAAAAACTTCTATCAGTTACATTTGTTAGATTAAAAGAAAAAACAGATACTACTGAGTTATGGAATAGATATACTTATAAAATGAGTAAGTTAAGTGAAGAAAGCTTAGAAGAAACATGTTTATTAACTATAGAGGCATTTAATAATTTAGATTTAGAAAATCCTATAGAAACAAAAACTATAGATACAAAATTAAGTAAGATACCCTGCTGGATAATGATTAATGAGCAGGACTTAATGAATAAGAATGGGAAAAGTGATATTACAGATTTAAAACCGCTACAAAATAGTTACAACCAAAGATTATCAGATTTTAATGATGCTCTAAGATTTCTGATGTTTGGACAAACGGCTGTAATTGATGCTACAGAGGAAACAGTAAATGCTTGTAGAATAGCTCCTAATGCATTGATGGCTCTAGTTAGTATAGATGGAAAACAAGCTTCAGTTGAAAGAGTTGAAAGTTCATTTAGCAATGCTGAACCAGTTAAGATGTTTCTAGATCTTTTAGATAAAAGTATGCATGATAAATTAAGCATACCCACTGATGATAGACTTAAAAATGTACCTTCAGCAAAAACTATTAAATATATATACAATGATTTAATAGCTAGAAGTGAAGAAAAATGGCATGATTGGGAACCTAACATTAGAAGTATGCTTAGATTATTAGTAGAAGCTTGCAGTAAGTTTAAATGTTATGAACTATGGAATCCAGAATGGAATAACTTAGAGTATTCGATAGTCTTGGATAAGCGTTATCCTATACCTGAAGATGAAGAAGATAAGAAGAAATTGGCATTAGAAGAGGTTAATACTAATGTAAGAAGCCATAGAAGTTATATTAAAGATTTCTCCAATGATGAAGATTATGAAGAACATTTTAATGAAGTTATAGAAGATATATCAACAATTAATTCAGTAGAGGACCAATTTCAAACTGGTGTGAATGAGGATTTAAATAACACTGGCGGTGATTCATAGTGAATGAATACCAGAAAAGGGTACTTAAAGGTAGAAAGCAGTTTTTACGATTAGTACAGCAACAAGAAAAAGAACTATTAGATATTTATGAAGAAGCTAGTAGGCAGATATCATATAAACTTTCTAAAGCTAAACCGGGCGGAATAACTACTAGATACTTAAATGAATTAGATAAATCCATCTATAGATATATATTAGAGCTAAGAACTAATTTAAGTAAATCTATTAAAGAGAGTATAGAATCAAGTTCTCAGATAGCAAGTGCTGTACAATTAAGTTATTTTGATATGATAGTTCCTAAAGAAGATATAAAATCTACTTTTAATAAGATGTTTACTCAGTTACCTTCTAATATTACCAAGCAACTTATAAGCGGTAATTATTATTCAGATGGTAAAACATTAGACCAAAGGCTTTGGAATATAACTAAAAAAAATTCAAAGGATATTGATACTCTTATAAAGATTAATATAGCTAAAGGTGCTAATGCAAGGGAACTAGCTAAAGAATTAAATGCTTATATTAATTCTTCTAATAAAATAACACCTAAAACATTTGAAGCTGGAATAAATAAAAAGATATCATATCAAGCACAAAGATTATCTAGAACTTGTTTGAATCATGCAAGTACGGAAACATATATTCATGGTTCAAGAATGAATCCATTTTGCCGCGGTTTAAAGTGGAATCTAAGTCCAAGTCATAGTAGTAGAATGAAGGGAAAAACAGATGAATGTGATATTTATGCTATTCAAGATATATATGAGTTAGGGGCAGGTATTTATCCACCAGATAAATATCCAATAGCACATCCTAATTGTCTTTGTTATCCTACTCAAGAAAACATATCAGTTCAAAAGGCTAGAGATGAATTGATAGAATGGGTTAATGGAAAAGGTAATAGTAAGTTAGACAAGTGGTACAATGAATATGGAAAAGAATACGGAATAGCTGTATAGGAGGGAAATAATGAAAGCAATATGCGATAACTGTAAAAGAGAATTTGAAATGTCACAAGACAAACTTAAAGAAAAATACTTAGGAGCAATGTATACAGAAGTATATTATGAATGTCCTAAATGTAGTAAAAAACATTTGGTTTGTATTATGAATGCTAAATGTAGAGTATTAAAAAGAAATATGGAATTTGAGATTAGGAAGAAATTTGCAATTACTAATAGCATAGATGTAATACTACAAGATCAAAAGATAGATAATATTCAAAAGGAATTTAAAAATGAAATGGATAAGATAAACGGTAAGGCGTAAATATACGTCTTTTTATTTTATTAAAAATTAAAGAAAGGATGAGAAGAATGCCAAGACTAAGTGAAATATTGGGAGAAGCTTATTCTCAAATACCAGAGGATTTAAAAAAGAAATATAAAGATATTGATCTAGTAGATAGTTCAAATTATATAGAAAAAAAGGAGCTGGATACTGCTAATGAAACAATTAAACAGTATAAAAAAGATATAAAAAAAAGGGACAAAGATTTAGAAGATTTACAAGGCAAGATTAAGGACAATGAAGAACTTAATGCAGAAATAGAAAATTTAAAAGCTAATAATAAAAAAGCTAGTGAAGATTATGAAGATAAGTTAAATAAAATAACTTTTGAAACTAAGCTTGAGAAAAGACTTGGAGATTATAGACCTAAGAATTTAAATATCTTAAAGAAAGCATTAGATTTTGAAAAAATAAAGCTTGATGGAGATAACTTCCTAGGATTAGAAGAACAAATTAAGTCTTTAAAGGAATCTGATGCTTATTTATTTGAAACAGAAACTCCAGGAGGTACTGGAAATATAGGAGGTGATTCATCTTCTATAATTGATAATGATGACGGAAAGTTAAGTTTAGGTGCTCGTTTGGCTAAAGAAAGAACAGAAGCTTCAAAAGTAACAGAAGCACAAAATAAATTTTTTTCATAGGAGGTAGGAAAGTATGAGTATTGAAACTAAACAAACTTATATGGGAGAAAATAAGACAATATTGCAATTCGCAGGAGAATTATTTCAAAATGCAATGGTAAAGGTTAAAAAAGCTGATGTGAAAGAAGCAGATGGTAAAAGAATACTTAAGGCAGGTACAGTAATAAGTAAAGATGGCAAAATAATTGATGGATCTACAGTTACAAATGATAAGGCTTTTGGATTAGTTTATAGGGATGTAAACTTAACATATTCACATGGTACTGAGACTGTTCCAGTAACTATTTTTGGATTTATAAAAGAATCAACATTACCCGAAACTGTTTCATCAGAATCTAAAGCAGCTATGAAGATGATTATGTTTTTATAATTAGAAGGAGGAATGAGTAAATGGATTGGAGAGATATTATAAACGTAAAAGAAATAGCAACTTATATTAAAGAGCTTTCACCAGAAGTAGTAATAGGTGAGGCTCTTTTCCCTAGAAAAAAACAATTAGGGATGGAATTAAAATATATTAAAGGTGCAAAGAAAAAGCCAGTTGTATTAAAACAATCAGCTTTTGATGTAGCAGTAAAAATTAGAGCATTAAAAGCACAAGTAGATGAAGTTACTAAACAAATGCCATTTTTTAAAGAATCAGTGCTTGTTAATGAAAAAGATAGACAAGACTTATTACTAGCTACACAGGCTCAAAACAAAAATGTTATTGATATGATCATTACTAAAATTTTTGATAATTACAAGGATCTTGTAGATGGTGGAGATATGCAAATGGAGCGCATGCGAATGCAATTACTCTCTGATGCAGGAATTATAGCTATTGTTTCTGAGGATGGAGATATTGTATTTGATTTTGGTGTTTCTGAAAAACATAAAGAAGTATTAGCTGGCACTGCTAAATGGTCGGATACTATTAACTCAAATCCTGTTTTAGACATAATTAGATGGACTAGATTAATGAAAAACGAAGGCTATATTGTAGATAGGGCAGTACTAGATGCAAGTACATTTGGATGGATTACAGCTAATAAAAATATAGTTAAATCAGGATGGCCACAAAATCCAAATTATTTAGCTTCAGATGATGAAATTAAGGAATATATTAAAAAGAAAACAGGTGTAACATTAGCAGTAGTAAGTGGTTCTTATAAATTAGAAGATGGAACAGAAGAACCTTATTTTCCAAGTGGCAAATTTACATTAATACCAACAGGAACATTAGGAGCGACCTATTATGGTACAACTCCAGAAGAAGCTGATAAGATGTTCTCACAAGGTTCTAATGTAGAAATAGTAAGAACAGGTGTAGCAATTATGACAATGAAAAAAGATGATCCTGTAACAGTTCAAACAAAGGTGTCTCAATTAGGCATGCCCTCATTTGAAAGAGCTGACGAATGTTTCTTTGCTACAGTTAACTAAGAGTGGTTATTTTAGCCACCCTTTTAGATTCTAAACAGAAAGGATGATTAATATGGCAAATAAAAAAACAGTAAAAGCTAAAGCTTTAGTAAACTTAAAATATGATAAAGATTGTTTTAAAATAGGTAATGAATTAAAAGTTAGAATAGAAGATGCATTAGATATGGTTGAAAAAGAACATATTGAACTTTTAGAAGAATTACCAAAGGAAAATGAAGAAGAAATAGGAGAATCAGCCGAGGAAGGTGAATAAGTATGGATGCATCTTCAAATGTCTTAAAGTTCAACATTCAAGAAAGACAATATCCTTATTTTGAAGACAATGAACTTAAAATATTATTAGAAAACAATGATAATAATGTGCTGAAAGCTAGTTGGAAAGGATGTCTATTAAAAGCTACTGCTGATGATGGAACAAATCTTGGCCCTCTTAAAACTGAAAGCAATAGAAATTATTGGTTAGGACTTGCGGAACAATATAAAAGTGATTATGAAAGAAGCTTGTCTAATAATGGAACTACAACAGGCTATAAAACATCAATGAGAAGGGTTGATGGCCAGTGATAAATGAAGAAAGAATAAAAATGCAAGCTAAGAGGAGTATAGCTAAAAATCCAACACATATAATTCTTATGAGAAATGTAAACATAAGCAATGGTATGAGAGGTGGCACAGAAAAGCCAGATAAAGTAGCTAAGTTGGACATATTTCTTGATGATACCAAACATAATTTACTCTTGGATAATGTAAAAGAAGCTGGAATTGCTAAAAGAACTAGAGGTATTTCAATGTTTGCAGTAACTGAAGGTATAGAAATAAAAGAGGGAGATTACTTTGAAGCTAACGGTTATAAATATAGAGTAACTTATCCAGGAATGATTATTAAGGATGTCTATAATAGCGATTTGGAAGTGATTAAAAATGGCTGATGGTTGTAAACTAGAAATGCATGGATTAGATGAAGCTATGGAAAAGTTAAAGGAATTTACTCCAAAGCTTAAAGCAGCTCTTGCACTAGATGCTCAAAATATAGCAATGAATATGGAAAAATGGGCTAAAGAAAATGTAGTATGGACAGACAGAACAGCTCATGCAAGGTTATTTTTAACAGCCACTGTAAAATGGACAAATACCAATACATTAATGGTTGCATTAAGCCATCAAGTAGATTATGGAGTTTATCTTGAATTATGCAATGAAGGTAAATATGCAATACTTGAAAGAGCTATACAAGAGTTTGCTCCTAAGTTTATTGATGGATGGAAGAAAATTGTTGATTCGGTAGGGGTGATATGATGTGACAAGGAAAGAAATATTTGACTTAGTAGATCCTATATATCCTTGTTATGCAATTGGAGAACATGAAGGAGAGTGCATAAAACCTTACGTAGTTTTAAAATTTGAAAATCAATTATCAAGCATGAATAACAGTCAATGTGGTTGGCAGTTTGTTCATGTTTTTTTATATGCTCCTTTAGGAGATATAACTGTACTTGATGAAATGTTAAACAAGGTCCAGAAACCCTTAAATCAAAAATTAGAATTCACAGGTGATATTACATCGGAGTTTATAGATGATGAAAAGAAAGCTTATTTTAGAAGATTAAAATACAGAATACCAAAGGAGGTAATTTAATGAGTACAACAGGAGAAATTTTATATAATGTTAAAAAAGTAATTTTGACACCATTAGATGAACTTACAGGGTTACCATTAAGTGGTGGAAAACCAATTAATATTCAATGTGATAGTGAAGTAGAAACAGATCCAGAAATATCACAAGGACAAGAAAAACAGCTAAGGGATGATCAAAAGATATTAGCTACAGCTAGTACTCCAGACTTAGTATATGGTTATAAATTGAAAATGAAAAATACAACATTTGAATTAACAGTAGCAGCATTAATTGAAGGTGGAAAAATTCGTTATGATAAAGATGATCCTACTAAAATTGTGGGATATGATACACCAATGCTTAGTGAAGGTTCTAAAATAAAACCATTTAAAGCTGATATATTTGTGGCAAATTATGAAGGTGAAGATATTAAGAACTATGCTAAAGTAACGTTTAACAAATGTACTGGAAAAGCATTTAAAATGGGATTTAAAAAGGACTTCTTTTCACCAGAATTTGAAATTAAATGTAGGGAAAATACTAAAGCTAAATTGCCTATAAAATCCATAGATTTCGTTGATTCATTACCGGAAGACATAGAAGAGGGTAAAAAAGAATCTAACATTATAGATAATCAAGAACCTTAAAAACTGAGAGCTATAATATGCTCTCTTTATTAAATTTAAATTTTAGGAGGAATTAGTATGGTGATAACAAATATAGAGGAATTAAAAGCTAAAAAATATATAGAAGTAGAATTACCTGGATGGGATGTAGAAGATACATTTACAGTTAAATTACAAAGAGTTAATTTATTAGATTTAGCAGCTAAAGGTAAGATACCTAATCCACTTATGGGACCTGTAATAGATCTATTTCAAGGTAAGGGACCAGGAGGAAAAGATGGAGATAGTTTAAAAACTGTTAATGAACTTGCTGAACTATTTTGTGAAACAATAATGGTTGAGCCAACATTTAAAGAAGTTCAAGAAGCTATAGGAATGACAGATGAGCAGAAAATAATAATATATAATTTTGTAGTACACGGGGTAAGAACTTTGGAACCATTTCGTAAAAAGCCAGAAAATGATAAGTCTAATGACAATGGTAAAGATGTATAATAAAACACCAAGTGAGGTATTAAGGATTAAAGATGAGTATGTAGCTTACTGCATTGATGAGGCTATGACAGAGTTTATATATAGAATAGAGAATGGAGAAAAACCACGATTTGTAAATGCAAACAAAGATAGAAAAGATAATCCAGGATTAAAGATGCTTTTAGGGTAATGATTAGGGTAACCGTTCCAATATTGTAATATATGTTATATAATTAATATATATTTACATATTGGAGGGGATTGCATGAAGAAAATATTTAATAAAATTTCATTGTTATTTGTACTTATTTTATCTTTTACATTAATAGCATTAGTGGGTTGTGCTCCAAAAGGAAGACCAGAAGAAACTTTAAATGCTTATTACGACAGTATAAAAGATGGAGATGCAGAAGGTGCTTATAAAACTTTGTGTGAAGAAAGTAAAAAAGATTTTAAAAAACAAGATTTTATTAAGTGGATAAATACTGAAAAAGAAATATATAAATTAAAGGATCTAAGAGTTGAAAAAGTTAAAGAATTCAAAGGTAGCTTAGAGGATATAGAATTTAAGAATATTGCAGAATTTAATATCACTAGAAAAGGCGAAGATCTTTATGAAAATAAAGAATCAAAATTAACATATAAGAGATATGTTGTAAATGATAATGGTAAGTGGAAAATATATTTTGGTAAGGGAAAAGGACGTCAGTTAGCTAGTCTTTCCTTAAGTCAATTAGCATGTATGTATATGGATGGTGTAGGGAATAAAACAAAAGATTTTGTTAAAGCTACGAATCTTTTAGAAGAGGCCATTAAACTAAATCCAAGTAATGAAGATGCTAAGAGAGATTTAAAATCATTACCATATATAAAAGCATTAAATTCAAACAAATAGAAATATTATTTATAATATTAAAAGAATCGCTTATGCGGTTCTTTTTTTATACCTCAAAATAGGAGGTGAAGAAATATAAGTATTGATTTAGGAAGCGTATATTCAAGTATAGATTTAAGATTAGATAAATTTGAAAGCTCTGTATCAAAAGCGATACAGGGCTTTTATAAATTACAAACAGGTGCGGAAAAAGCAAGTTCTATAATGGATAAGAGTGTATATACTGCGGTATCTAATATAGAGAAAAGTTATAAGCTTTGGGAAAATGCTAATAAATCAAGTGGTAAAAGTTTAGAAGATAATAGTAAAAAAATTGAAGCTTATAAGTCTAGTATGAAACTATTAGATGATGAGATTAAGAAGTCTGAAAAAACTTTAGAAGACATAGGTAAAAAATGCGGTGAGAACTCCAAGGAGTATGAAAATTATAAATCTCATGTATTAGATCTAAAACTGAAGCACTCAGAATTGTCTCAAGAATTAGAAAAAGCTAGTAAAGCCACAGTTACTGTAGCTGATAAATTAAAAAATCTTGATGAAGGTTATCAAAAAACAAGTACTCAAATAAGCAACTTAGAGAAATCTTATAAACTGCTTGATTTAACTCAAGAAAAAAGCGGCAAAGGTATATTTGATAATTCTGAAAAGATGAATAAACTAAAAAAAGAAATGTCTTTACTAGATAGTGAAATAAAGAAACATGAATCTCTTTTAAAAGAAGTAGAACAGGAGTATGGTAAAGATTCTAAAGAAGTTGAAGAATATAAAGGTAAAATACTAGATTTAAAAATAGCTCATGCAGAACTTGGCTCTGAACTAAAAAAGACAGAAAAAGAAGCTACTACTTTTGCTGGTAAGCTAAAAATACTAGGGAATGAATTTGAAAAGATAGATAAAAAATATGAGACATTTGATAAAGTAGGAGATACACTCCAAGGTATAGGTAATAAACTTACAACTCATGTTACTCTTCCTATTGTAGGCGCTACTACGGCGGCAACTAAGTTCGCGTTTGATTTTGAAAGCGGTGCTGCTAAAGTTAGCACTATTGCAGATACTACAAAAGTACCAATAGAGACACTTAAAAAAGGAGTAATAGACCTTTCTAATAAAACGGGAATGAGTACTAAAGAATTAAACGAATCTTTATATCAAGCTATTTCCGGCTCAGTAGATACTGCTAAAGCAGTTGATTTCTTAGATGTAGCAGTAAAAGCTGCAAAGGGTGGCTTTACAGAAACATCCACTGCAGTTGATGGGTTAACTACTGTTTTAAATTCATATGGATTAGAAGCAGATAAGGCCACAGACATTTCAAACCAGATGTTAATTACACAGAACTTGGGTAAGACAACTTTTGGTGAGCTTGCAAGTGCTGTAGGTAAAATTACACCAATAACAGCACAATTAGGAGTAACAACAAATGAATTATTCTCTAGTCTAGCCAGTACAACAGCACAAGGTCTTGCTACAAGCGAATCTGTTACTGCTTTAAAGGCTGCAATGTCTAATATAATAAAGCCTTCAAAAGAAGCAGGGGAAGCAGCAGAACAATTAGGTATAGACTTTTCTGTTTCAGCTCTACAGAGTAAGGGCTGGATGGGATTTTTACAAGACGTAAAGAAAGGATTATCTAATGCGAGTCCTGAATTTGATAAATTGAGTCAAAACATGAGTGATAATGCTCATAAAATG